GCCCGCGTCCGCCATACCTGCCTCGACGCCCTTCCCCTCGAAGATTTCAACGAGTGGAAAAAGGAGGCGTTCCGCATCCGGGAACTCAACATCAGCCTGTTCGGACAACGAATAGGCGTCGCCAAAACGCTCACGATGGCAGCGCGGTTCAAAGACGAGCCGCGCTTTTTCTTTCCCTACCAGCTCGACTTCCGGGGCCGCATCTACGCCGTCCCCTCCTACCTCACGCCGCAGGGTACGGATCTCGCCAAAGGGCTGCTCCGGTTCGCGGAGGGCAAACCGCTCGGCACCATGCAGGCCGTGCGCTGGCTGGCGATCCACGGCTCCAACTGCTTCGGCAACGACAAGGTGAGCCTCGACGACCGCCACTCGTGGGTGCTCCAGCACCAGCAGGAAATCCTCGAATGCGCGGAAGACCCGTTCAGCCATGCGTGGTGGCATGAGGCCGACGAGCCGTTCTGCTTCCTCGCCTTCTGCCTCGAATGGGCGGGCTACGTCCGGGAAGGGCTGGATTTCGTAAGCCACATCCCCGTGGCGATGGACGGCACCTGCAACGGGCTGCAAATCTTCTCGCTCATCCTGCGGGACAAAGTGGGCGGTTCCGCCGTGAACCTCCTGCCCGCCGCCAAGCCGCAGGACATCTACCAGATCGTAGCCGACAAGGTGATCGGCAAGCTCAAAACCGACGCAGCGGATCCCGACAAGGACAGCATCGTGACAACCAAGGAAGGCAAGGCGTTCTACAACCCCGCAAAAAGCGCGGCGATCCTGCTCGACATGGGCATCAACCGCAAAACCACCAAACGGCAGGTGATGGTGCTCCCTTATGGCGGCACCAAGGAATCCTGCCGGGAGTACAGCGAAGAATGGGTCAAAGACAAAATCCGCAACGGCTACCCGCAGCTTCCCGAAGACGTCTCCATCCGGGGCCTCTCCTACTACCTCTCAACGCATGTATGGGACGCGATAGGCGAAACCGTCATCGCGGCGCGGGACGCCATGAAGTACCTGCAAGACATGGCGGGTGTGATGAACAAGCTCGACCTGCCCATCAAATGGACAACACCAGCCGGATTCCCGGTTGTACAGAAATATATGGATAAGAAAGAACGGCGCATCAAAACGAAGATCGGGGACAGTATCGTCAAACTGAACATCAGTGAAGAGTCAACAACCGATCTGGACAAGCCCAAACAGAAATCCGCCATCTCCCCTAATTATGTACACAGCCTCGACGCGGCGGCACTCATGAAAACCGTCAACGGATGCCTCGCGCAAAACATCGGCAACTTCGCCATGATCCATGACAGTTACGGCACACACGCCGCCGACTCCGTAGCCCTTGCCGCCACCTTGCGCCGGACGTTCGTGGAGATGTTCGGAGGCGAGGGTGTCAACCCGCTCGAACAGTGGAAAAACGAAGTCCTCGCCTCCGTGCCCGAGCCGATGCTGGCGGAGCTTCCGGACCTTCCTATCCTGCCCGCTACGGGCGATCTGGATGTCGGCGAAGTCGCCCATTCCCCCTTCTTTTTCGCCTAAATATCAGAAAAGCTATTTTTCATAAGTGAAGCCTAGTTGGAATTAGGTTCCACCTTCGGAGAGAGCACCCCCATTCGCCCGTCCCTGCCGGAAGGGTCCGAAGGGGGTGTTCCCTCTCCTCTTCCCCTCATGTTCACCCGTCAACGACAAGGAGCCCATCATCGAAAACCAACGACAGCATACCACCAACCACCCTTCCCCCTCCGTCCTCCGCGACCTCATGGGCAACGTCCCTTTGAAAGAATCGGCCCGCGCAACCATGTCCGTAGCCGACGCCCTCCAGCACAGTCCCCTCAAAGGGGCGCGTCTGATGGGCCTGACCTGCGCCTTCCTCATGGCTGCGGAGTCGGCGGGCCTCCCCGTGCCCGACCTCATGGGCATGGCCCGGAACTGCATGAACGACGGCGAAGGACGACGCCCCGAGTTCCGGGCGGTGGACGACTTCATCAACAACGAAATCCTCAACGAACAACACACCCGCTAGGAGCACACACATGGCAACGACCCCCGAAAAGAAAAAGCGCGCCACCTACACCACCCCCAAAGGCGAGGCCCTGTTCGCCCACCTCATCAATGTGGACTACGGCACGGAACAATACCCCGACGAAAAGGGCAGCTTCAACGTCACGCTGGCCCTTGATGCCGACGCAGCCGCGAAGCTCGACAGCCTCATCGCCCATGAGGTCGACACCGCCCGCGCCGAGGCCGAGGAGAAGTTCGACGGCCTGAAACCCCAGACCAAGAAGAAGTTCGGCAGCGTCAACTTCAACGAGGTCGGCCCGGAAGAATACGACCGCGAGGGCAACCCCACGGGACGCCGCCTGTTCCGGTTCAAGACGGGCGCGTTCTACGAGAACCGCCAGGGCGTCAAAGTCCAGCGCAAAGTCCCGCTGTTCGACTCCATGCAGCAGCCCGTCAAGCTGTCCGACGAGCCCGGCAACGGCTCCGTCATCCGTGTCGCCTTCTGTTGCGCGCCCTACTTCGTCGAGGGGCAGGGCATGGGCGGCCTCTCGCTCTACCTGAACGCCGTGCAGATCATCAGGCTGAACACGTCCGGCGAACGCTCCGCCTCCGACTATGGCTTCGGTGCGGAAGAAGGCGGGTTCACGTCCGAAGGCATGGATGATGATGTCGCCTCCACCAACGCCGCCGCAACGCCCGATGCCGACGTTCCGCAGTTCTAACAGCCGGGCCGCGCAGTTCGCCCGCTGGAACGAGGTCAGGAGGCGCACGGGCTACCGCAGCCAGTTCGAGGCCGACATCGCGGCGGCCCTCGAAGGCACGGGGGCGGCCTACGAATCATCCCGCCTGCCCTATTCCGTCACCACGACGGCGACCTACACGCCGGACTGGATACTGCCCGACCAATGCATCCTCATCGAAGCCAAAGGCGAACTCGGCAAGGCCGACCGGGACAAGATGCAGCTCATCAGGCAGCAGTATCCCCACCTCGACATCCGCTTCGTGCTCCAGACGCCCAACGCGAAACTCACAAAGACCGTCACGCAAGCGGACTGGTGCGAGAAAAACGGCTTCCCGTGGTGCAAGGGGCCGGGGATTCCCGACGGCTGGCTGAAACACAGGCCCGGCGTCAGGAGCAGGCGGGCATTCGCGGCGGCAACGGGAACAACACCCCATGAACAACAGAAAAAACGACAAAAGCAGTGAGCGGCACCCCTATGAAGACAGCACATTCTCCCATCACGAGCCTTGCCCGCAATGCCAGCGGAACGGCGGCGACTGGAACGGCGACAACCTCGCGCGCTACAGCGACGGGCACGGCTACTGCCATGTATGCGGCTACTACGAAACCGCTCAAGGAGGTTCTGGACGCATGGACAGGCAGAAAAACCCCGTTCCGTTTGATCCCGTCCCTGTAGATGCGTTCATGGCCCTGAAAGCGCGGGGCATCACGCAGGAAACATGCGAACACTTCGGGTACGGCATCGGCAAGGCAGGGGGCAAATACTGCCATATCGCCCCTCTCTATGACCACGAGGGTATCCTCGTAGCCCAACACCTGCGCTTCGAGGGCAAGGAGTTCCGTTGGCGCGGCTCCGCATCCGAGGCCGTGCTGTTCGGGCAAACCCTCTGGCGGCGGGGCGGCAGGAAGGTCATCGTCACCGAAGGCGAGATCGACTGCCTCTCCATCAGCCAGCTTCAAGGCAACAAATGGCCCGTGGTCAGCCTCCCCAACGGCTCCAGTTCGGGGGCCAAATACATCCGGGCCAGCCTCGAATGGCTGGAGAGTTTCGACGAGGTGGTCTTCGCCTTCGACATGGACGAGCCGGGGCAAAAGGCCGCCAAGGAATGCGCCCTCCTGCTCAGTCCGGGCAAGGCCAAGATCGCCCGCCTCCCGATGAAGGACGCCAATGAATGCCTCGTGGCGGGCAAGGGCAAGGAACTCATCGACGCCTTGTGGGGAGCCGTCCCCTACCGGCCCGACGGCATCAGGTCCGGGGCCGAGCTGTGGGACGATATCAAAAAGCCTCCGCCAGCGGGCTACGAGATCCCCTATCCGGGGCTGAACGACAAGCTCGGCGGGGTGCGCCTCGGGGAGCTTGTGCTGTTCACGGCGGGCTCGGGCATCGGCAAGTCCACCATCGTCAACGAGATCGCCTACCACCTCATGATGACGCACGGGCTCACGCTCGGCGTCATGGCCCTTGAAGAGAACCCCGCCCGCAACGCCCGCCGTTACCTCGGCATCCACCTCAACAAGCCCCTACACCTCCCCGCCGCCCACGCAAGCGTGCCCGAAGCCGACCTGAAAGCGGCCTTCGACGCCGTGATGGGCAACGGGAAATGGTACATCTACGACCACTTCGGCTCATCCGATATCGACACGCTGCTCTCGAAGCTGCGCTACCTCGCGGTGGGCCTCGGCTGCAAGGCCATCGTGCTCGACCACATCTCCATCGTGGTGTCGGGCCTCGACGAGAGCGAGGGCGAATCCGAGCGCAAGATCATCGACAAGCTCATGACCCGCCTGCGCTCCCTCATCGAAGAGACGGGCATCCTCGTGCTGGCGGTCGTCCACCTGAAACGCCCGGACAAGGGCAAAAGCTACAACGAGGGCCGCCCGGTCAGCCTCACGGACCTGCGCGGTTCCGGCAGCCTCGAACAGGTGTCGGACGTGGTGGTCAGCCTTGAACGCGACCAGCAGGGCGACGAGCCCGACGAAGCGACCATCCGGGTCCTGAAAAACCGTCCCCTAGGCATCACCGGGCTGGCGGGCACGGTCAGGTATGACCGGGAAACGGGACGCCTCCTGCCCTGCGACGATGGCGACGGCACGGGCGGGGCGGCGTACGGATTCCAAAAGGAAGAGACGCCCACAGTTTCCTCCCCACAACAATCTCTGCCCCCGTGGGACACCGCTGAGGGCGACAACACCAGAGAACAACAGCAACAAGAAAAGGAGTTTTGAGATGGCGACCGTAACCAAGGAACAGCGCACGTACGCCGTGTCCCGCATCCGCGAGGCTGGCATGAAAAAAGCAGGCATCTACAAGGAACGCTCCTGCCTTCTCCGCGAGGAACGCAAGCTGACGGATGCCGAAAAACGGGAACTGGTTTACGCCGGGGCGGTTCCTCTACGCCCTGATCTCTCAACCTACGACATACGCAACTGCTTCGACTTTTCGGCTTTTGAAAACGCCACCGAATACGATGAGAAAAAACTCAGAGCCTTCTCCGAAAAAACGGAAAAGGAAATCGCCAAGGCCATCGACGCGATCATGCTTGGCGACGCGGCGGACATCATGAAGGTCATTGCGGATTTTGAAAAGAAGATGAACGCATAGGAGTTTTGATCATGACCAACACGAACCAGAGCCTTTCCACCACCATTTCCCCCCTCGTTTCCATCAAACTGCACGACATCAACGGCAAGCAGGTTCCCGCCGTCACCAGCCTTCAGGTAGCCGAGGCGTTTGGGAAGGAACACAAACATGTTATGGAGGCCATTCGTAACCTCTTGGAATCCGATGGTTTCAGCCAGTCCAATTTTCGGCTGGTTAATTACATGGATGCAAAAGGTGAAGAACGCCCCATGTACATCATGAGCCGGGACGGTTTTGTTCTCCTCGGCATGGGCTTCACCGGAGCCAAGGCACGGGCCATGAAAATCTCCTACATCATCCGCTTCAATGAGATGGAAGCCGAACTCGCCAAACGTGACTCCGCCATGTTCGCCCTGCCCAAGGACTACCCTTCCGCCCTCCGCGCCCTTGCCGACGCCGAGGAAAAACGTCTGCGGATCGAACAGACGCTTGCCGTCGAACAACCCAAGGCCCGCGTCTACGATACGACCTTTGCCGACAGGCAGCTCACTCTGGCCCAATTCTGCCGCCGTCTGCGCGGGGTCAACACCAACAGTACCAAGCAGGACATGGAACGGGCGGGCATCCTGTACCGTCAGGGCGGCACCTACCGCCTCTACGCCAAGTACCGGGACACTCACTTTGCGGAGAGGACCGACGACCGGGGCTACCTCTCCCTGATCGTGCTGGACAAGGGAAAGCAGCTTCTCACCAAGCTCTACCTTGACGGCAAGCTGACCATGAAGAAAGGCTACGACGGACCGCTCAAGGTCATCGGGGCCTAGCCATGCCAGCGCCCCGCAAGCGTGAGCCGTACCCCGGCTTCGATTGGTCATGGGTTCCCACCCCAGAGGCGCCCGCCCTGCTGTTCGACATCGAAACGGACGGGCTTCTCGATGAAACATCCACCATCCACTGCATCTGCGCGAAGGACTTCCTCACCGGGGAGTCCTTTTCATTTGGGCCGGGGGAGATCGAAGACGGCCTTGGCTTGCTCTGCCAGTCCCGGCTCCTCGTTGCCCACAACGGCCTGTGCTTCGACATCCCGGCTATCCAAAAACTCCACCCAAACCTGCTCCTTCCCCGGCTGTTCGATACCCTGACCGCCTCGCGGCTCATCTGGACCAACCTCAAGGACCTCGACTTCACGCAGCTCCGCAAGAAGTCCTGCCGCTTTCCGCCCAAACTCGCGGGCAGCCACAGCCTCGACGCATGGGGCCAGCGGCTCGGCGTCATGAAGGGCGCTTACGGCAAGACGACCGAAAACGCATGGAATCAGTGGTCGGAAGACATGCAGCGGTATTGTGAACAGGACGTTGAAGTCCTCGAAGCCCTGTACCGCCACATCCTCGACCAGCGTTACAGCCCCGAAGCCCTCGCCCTTGAGCACGAGTTCCAGCAGGTCATCTTCCATCAGGAACGGACGGGCGTATGGTTCGACGAGCGGGCGGCGCAGTCTCTCTATGCCGAACTCGCGGCAAAGCGGAACGATGCCGTCACCACCTTGCAGGAGGTCTTCCCACCCAAACGGATTGAGGAAATCTTCATCCCCAAGGCCAACAACCGGACGCGGGGCTACGTCAAAGGCGTCCCGTTCACCAAAGTCCGGTACGAGCCCTTTAACCCGGCCTCACGGCAGCAGATAGCCGACCGCCTCATGGAGAAGCACGGCTGGAAGCCTTCCGAGTTCACGGACACGGGGCAACCCAAAGTGGATGAGGATGTGCTCGCCAGCCTGCCGTTCCCCGAATGCAAGCCGCTCGTGGACTACCTCGAACTCTTGAAGATCATCGGGATGCTGGCGGAAGGGAAGAACGGCTGGCTCAAGCTGGTCGGCCCGGACGGGCGCATCCACGGCAGGGTCATTACCAACGGGGCCGTCACCGGACGCTGCACCCACAACTCCCCGAACCTCGCGCAGATCCCGGCACGGGGCCAGTACGGGAAACAATGCCGCGCCCTGTTCGCCGCGCCTCCCCCGCTCGTGCAGGTGGGGGCCGACGCCAGCGGGCTTGAACTGCGGATGCTGGCCCACTACCTCGCGGCCTACGACGGCGGGGCCTACGCCAAGGTGCTGCTTGAAGGCGACATCCACACCGCCAACCAGCACGCGGCGGGGCTGGAAACCCGCGACAACGCGAAGACGTTCATCTACGCCTTCCTCTACGGAGCCGGAGACGAAAAGCTCGGCTCCATCGTGGCCCCCCTCGCCTCTTCCGCCGTCCAGACCAAACGGGGACGGGCGCTCAAGGCCCGCTTCTTCCGGTCACTGCCAGCCATAAAAAGGCTCATCGACGATGTGCAGGGTGTCCTCACCGGACCGGGCAAACGCCCCTACCTCATCGGCATCGACGGGCGGCACCTGCATATCCGCTCCTCGCACTCGGCCCTGAACACGCTCCTGCAATCCGCCGGGGCCGTGCTCATGAAACTCGCCACGGTCATCTTCCATGTGGAAGCGCAACGGCGGGGATTCAAGTTGGGCGAGGATTATGTACAAGTATTACACGTACATGATGAATGTCAGTTCAACACCACCCCGGAAAAAGCCGACGCCCTCGGCAAACTCTTTGTGGAAAGCATCGAGCTAGCGGGGCGTCATTTCGGAATGCGCTGCCCGACGACCGGAGAGTTCAAAGTCGGGGCAAATTGGGCTGAGACACATTAAAAATACTATTGCCATTTTCTTATGGCATTTTCCACCCACTCCAACCTCTTTTGTGCCGGAGCAGTTTCTTTAAGGAATTTGTCAATATCCATATCTCTGGATAATCCTATCATAGCTTCATTGTATTCTTTATACGGTTGATAGACAAAATTTCCCCATGAGCCTGTAAAAAATACATAAGATAAATAGATAAGCCCTAAGCCACTGAGAAGACACCTCATAGAAATTTCCTTTTTAAATTTTATTCATTTGCCTCTATAATCTATCAAATCAAGGAGTTTTTCAATGCCCACCACCTATTCCCTCCTCCCCGTCACCCGCATCGCCGCCACCCCCCGCGCCCACGCCGACATCACCATCGGCTTTTCCAAGCGCGGCGACCTGTCCCTCATCTTTTCCCCGGCCTTCCTTGCCGAACATGCGGCCCTCGGCGTCGGCTCCAAGGTCCTCATCGCCTACAGCGCGGAAGCCAAAAAGCTCCTCATCGCGCCGCCTTCCGCCGAACAGAAGGAACACCTGCGCATGGTACGCAAGCGCGTGGGCTTTCCCGGCGCGGGCTACGTGTTCGTCTCGGCGCAGAACCTTCCCGAAGACATGCCGCGCCCCGAAAAGCAGCGCGAACCCGTGCTGTGGGAACCGGAGGAAAACGGCGCGGTGGCCCTCGACCTCAGCCGCTTTGCGTAACCCTCATGAACCCCGCCCTCTTCTCTTCCGCCAAGGAAGATTGGGAAACTCCCCGCGAGTTCTTTGAACGGCTCGACGGGGAGTTCCATTTTGATCTGGACGTGTGCGCCTTCCCCCACAACGCCAAGTGCCCCGCCTACTTCACCAAGGAAGACGACGGGCTGGCGCGGGATTGGGGAAAGCACACCTGCTGGATGAACCCGCCCTACGGCAAGGCCATCAAAGCATGGATGACGAAGGCCCTCGACGCTTCCCGGCGCGGGGCCACGGTCGTCTGCCTCGTGCCGTCACGCACCGATACGGCATGGTGGCACGACACGGTGATCGCGGGCGGCGCGGAAGTCCGCTTCGTCCGGGGCAGGCTCCGGTTCGTCGGGGCCGAGCACCCCGCGCCCTTCCCGTCGGCGGTGGTGATTTTCAGGCCGCCGCCGTCGCCCTCACAGCAAAAGGAAACGAATGATGAAAACAACAATCCTCAGTGAATACGGCTTCCCTGAAGCCCTGCTCGGCATGGGCCTCAGCCACGGGAAGACCTCCGGCATCACCTCCCTGTGGGACATACGCGACGATGCCAGCCTCAAGGAACGCGCCTTGAAACTCGCTGGCCTCGGCAAGGGGCACGACAAGTTCCTGCGTATGATCGTTGTCACTCTCGACATCACGGCCCCGCTATACTGGTGGAAGCAGTTCGACACCTACAAGATCGGCACGGTCGCGCAGTCGGAATCCACCATGCACACGCTCATGAAGAAATCGCTCACCCCGGAGATGTTCGAGGGCGGGCTGTTCCCTGATTTAGTGAGGAGTCTCAATGTGGTTGGCAAACAGGATGGCTTTGAAACCCTGAACCGCTGCCTTCCGCAATCCTTCCTCCAGCGGCGCATCGTGCAGGCGAACTACGCGGTTCTCGCCAACATCATTGTCCAACGCACGGGGCACAAGCTCCCCGAATGGAAAACCTTCATCGAATCCGTGCTGTGGGGCGTGCAGCGTCCCGAACTGCTGCGGAAAGCGGCGGGGATCTCTCATGAAACAGCCAGCGCATAACGCCCCGTACCTCCTCATCGACGCCGACGTGCTGGCCTACCGAGCCGCAGCCGGGGCTGAGAAGGTGATCTGCTTCGAGGAAGATTCCTGCTTCCCGCTGTGCTCCCTCGCGGACGCCCAAGCCGCCTTCTTCGGACAGCTTTACGCCATCCTCGACCAGCTCGGCACCAGCGACTACGCCCTGTGCTTCTCCGACGACCACAACGGCGGCTTCCGGCGCAGGCTGTTCCCCGGCTACAAGGCCAACCGCGACGGCAAGTCACGCCCCGTGGCCCTCAAGTTCCTGCGCGAGGGCCTGATGCGCGGCGACAATCCGGACGCCCCCGTCTACATCAAGCCCGGCCTCGAAGCCGACGATTGCCTCGGCATCCTCGCTACGCTCCCCTCGTTCATGCGCGGGCGGCAGAAGGTCATCGTCAGCGTGGACAAGGACATGAAAAGCATCCCCGGCTTCTTTTACGACATGGGCAAGCCCGACCTCGGCATCCAGCCCGTCAGCCGGGAAGACGCCGACCTCTGGCACATGACGCAGACCCTCATCGGAGACGCCGCCGACGGCTACCCCGGCTGCCCGAAGATCGGCCCCATGACCGCGAAGAAGCTGTTCGACGGCATCCCCCGCGATTACGGACACCTCTGGCCCGTAGTGGTCAGTGCCTTTGAAAAGGTTGGCTTCGGGGAAGCGGAAGCCCTCACACAGGCAAGGCTGGCCCGTATCCTGCGGGCCGAAGATTGGGACTTCAACACAAAGGAAGTGAAACTATGGACGCCACCCAGTACCTGCAAGACCAGATAAGACCGCCCTACTACACCCGGTTCCGCATCGAGCCGTTGGCCTTCATCACCATGAACCATCTGGATTTCCTGCAAGGGAACATCATCAAATACGTCTGCCGTTATGACGGCAAGAACGGCGCGGAAGACCTCATGAAGGCCCGCCGCTACCTCGACGAACTCATCAACAGAACGCAAACGGAGGAAGGCCGGAATGCAGCGGCAACACGATAACGATCATCTCGCCATGCTTGCCGAGTTCATGACGGCGATGGAACAGCCCGTCAGCCAAGGTTGGGAAGACCTCGAAGGCATCAAGCTCGGCTTGAAGCTCATTGAAGAAGAAACGGAAGAGTTCCGGGAAGCGGTGGAAAACCTCTTCGAGAACACCGAATGCGGAGAAGGAGAGGACGTCCTCAACGACAACCGCGAAGACCTCGCCAAGGAACTCGCGGACATCCTCTACGTCTGCCACTGGACCGCCGCCAAGATCGGCATCGACGTCAACGAAGCCTTCCGCCGCGTCCACGCCTCGAACATGTCGAAGCTCGGCCCGGACGGAAAGCCCGTCAAACGCGAAGACGGCAAGGTCCTCAAAGGGCCGGGCTACCACGCCCCCGACCTCTCCGACATCGTGAGGCACGTCCCCGTCACCCTCGCCTGATTCCCCGTTCCCTACATTATAGAAAAGGATACACCCGCCATGAAGACACTCTACCTTACCTGCGGCCTGCCGGGTTCCGGCAAGACCACCTACGTCAACGCCCACCTCGCCCCCAAAGGCGTACAGGTCGTCTGCCCCGACAACCTGCGCCTCGCCTACGGGCACAGCTTTTACGGCCCCATCGAGCCGCATATCCACGCGCAGGTCTACCTCACCGTCCGTGCCCAGATGTACCGGGGACTGGATGTGGTCGTGGACGAATGCCATGTCCGCGCCGACCACCTCAAACGCTGGCGACGCCTTGCCGACGAGATGGGCTATGAGATGAAGCTGATCCGCTTCTCCGTCCCCGCCGAAGACTGCAAAAAACGCCGCGCCGCGCAGAACCCCAACTTCCCGCTGGAGGTCATCGACCGCATGGCGGACAGTCTCGGCACGGACTGGCGCGACATCGCCGCCCTGTTCCGGGGGAAAATCATCACGATCATCCCCGACGGCGAAACGGGGGCCGACGAAGCATGATCCGCCTGCCCCAATCCTACGACGAGGGCTTCTGCTCCCTCCTCGAAAGGCTCCGTTCGGCATACCCGGCGGAGCTTTTCCGTCTCGAAGGCATCCACCCGGACCAGCTCGACATCAACGCGGTGAGCCGGGACTACTTCAAGACCTCAGACAGGAAGGGCTCCGCCACGGCGGACCACTCCATCGACCCCAACGCCAACGTGTCGGGGCGGGACGTGATCACCTTCAACTATGAGGTGCCCAAGTCCCTCATGAAGCTGAACAGCCTGTACAACCTGTGGAAAACCATGAAGGAGCTGTACGGGCGGGACGATGCCGACCAAGCCATAGAATACGAAATCAACGGCACCCTCTATATCAACGATGTGTGGGACATCGGGCGTCCGTACTGCTTCAACTACTCCACCTACGACATCGCGCTGGAAGGGCTCAAAATGGGCGGACGGCTGAACATCGATCCGCCCAAATCCCTCAACGCCTTCCTGCGGCAGGTGGAGCAGTTCACGGTCTACGCGGCGAACTCCACCCTCGGGGCCACGGGGCTTGCGGACCTGCTCATCGTGGTCAGCCGCTATGTGGACGACATCCTGACCACGGGCTATGACCACCACGTCAAAATCGGAAAGGCCCCCCGCGTCTGGACCTACGTGAAGGAGTCCCTGACCTCCCTCATCTACACCCTGAACTGGGAGTTTCGGGGCAACCAGTCCCCCTTCACCAACGTCAGCGTGTATGACCGCCTCTTCCTCGAACAGCTCGTGCCCTCCTACCTCATCGGCGGCACGGCCCCGGACATCGAAACCGTGGAGAAGGTACAGGACCTCTTCCTCGACGCCTACAACGAGACGCTGGCCCGCACCCCCATCACCTTCCCGGTGGTGACGGCCTGTTTCAGCGCCGGGCAAGGCTCCGACGGCGGCGGGCGCACCATTCAGGACAAAGCCTTCCTCAAGAAGATCGCCCGCCCCAACCTCAAATATGGCTTCATCAACATCTACTGCGGGGAATCCTCCACCCTGTCCTCGTGCTGCCGCCTGCGCTCCTCCATTTCGGATCTCGGCTACAGCAACACCTTCGGGGCGGGTTCCACCAAGATCGGCAGCCTCGGCGTCGTCACCCTGAACCTTCCCCGGCTGGCACGGACGGCTGAGGGCAGTTTCCCCACCTTCCTCGGCCTGCTGCGCCAGTCCACGGGGACGGCCTCGCGCATCAACCACGCCAAGCGCATGTTCATCAAGGACCGCATCGAACGCGGCTCCCTCCCGCTGTATTCGCTCGGGTTCATGGACCTTTCCCGCCAGTATTCCACCTGCGGCTTCACGGGGCTCCATGAGGCCCTGTCCATCCTCGGCTTCGACATGCTGACCGAAGAGGGCCTGCAAGCCGCCGAAGACGCGCTCACCGTGATCAACGAGACGAACGCCAAGCTCTCCAAGCTCCTCGGCACGCCGCACAACATGGAGCAGGTGCCCGCCGAATCCTCCGCCGTGAAGCTGGCGAAAAAGGACGCGCTCCTCGGCCTCAACCCCGAGGGCATCCCGCTCTACTCCAACCAGTTCCTCCCGCTGTGGGAAGAAGGGGCCGACCTCCTCGACCGCATCCGGGTGCAGGGCAGGCTCGACGGGCACTGCACGGGCGGGGCCATCTGCCACCTGAACGTCGCCACGGAGATCACGGACCCGGCTGTGATGGAAGCCCTCATCCACCACGCGGCGGCAAGCGGGGCCGTGTACTTCGCCGTGAACTACCAGATCAACCGCTGCGCGCAGGGCCACATGGCCGTGGGCCGGAACGACGCCTGCCCCACCTGCGGCGCGCCCGTCATCGACACGTTCACCCGCGTCGTGGGCTTCCTCACCAACACCAAACACTGGAACAAGACCCGGCGCGAACACGACTGGCCGGAAAGGAAATTCGTATGAGAAGCTATCTTCCTATTATCAAATTCTTTGAGCGCCTTTTCTTTTCCGCCTTTGGATTCTGGCTGTTGCGGTTCCTTACCACTGATCTCAAAATCATGTCGTCCACTTTAGGAGGTTTTCTCGTTTGCCTCTTGATGTGGATTACCATTGGCAACGTATGGCGCTTCTTTTCCGATGAAGAGAAGGGGGGGATTGAATAGTATGGAAACACTCATGATGATCTTTTTCTGTCTCGTCTGCATCGGTAACATCTTCGCGCTCGGCTTCTGCTTCGTGACGCTCTACGTCATCGTCACAACCTTGCGGGTGCTCCGTGAAAAGATAAGCGACGCCTTGGATGAAACCCTACCTGACCATCTGGAAAGAAGGATGAAAGCCCATGTTGACCATCATCGGCTCACAACTGAACCCCGCCCATGACGCGCTGGAAATCTACGTCTCGGGATGCAGGCGCGGCTGCCCCGGCTGGTCGAAATGGGTATTGTGGAGCATATCGGCCCGGCTGCCACAACCCCGAGGCGCAGGCGTTCGGCAAGGGCAAGTCCGCCCGGCTGTGGATGAACGAGAGCCGCTACAAGTTCGCCACCGGGACCTTCTCCCGCGTGTGGCTGCTCGGCGGCGACCTCATGGATCAGGCCCCGCACGAGGCCCACGAATTCATCCGGGATCTCCGCAAGGCCATGAAGCCCGGCATGGAGCTGTGGCTGTGGACGGGACACGAACTCGACGATATCCCGCTGCGCCTCCGCTACGAATTCGACTGGATCAAGACCGGGGACTACCGCGAGGATCTGCCCTCCATCGGCGTGGCCTACGACGGGCACGACGGCAAACCCCGCCCCCTCGTCCTCGCTTCCAGCAACCAGCAACTCCACAGGATCACCGAACCATGCCCCCATCCCGAAACCACCAGCAGCAACCATCCCTCGCTCATGAAGATGAAGCCCCTTCTCTCGGACGTCTTCCCGGCCTCACGCGGGAACTCGTGGAAGGGCTCGACGCCCTTGTCCCCGAACGCTGCCCCGGCCTGAAACAGCCCGAGCGCGAAATCTGGATGTACGCGGGCAAGCGGGAACTTGTCCGCAACCTGATCACCGTCTTGGAAAGGCAGGAACGTGAACGCACACGGAACCCCCATCTCGGCCTTATGCCGCGCCTTTCATAACGTCCCGTCCCATCCCCCCACGCTCACCGACGCGCACCTCGCCTTCCTCTGGCACCGCATCAGGGAACAGGGCCTCGACCGTTTCCTGTTTTACGATGGCGGGGTCAACAGCCTTGCCCGGTTCCGCGACATCGTGACCGCCAAGTCAGTATGGGCCTACGCGGGGTTCTCCCACACCACGGGGGAACCCCTCGCGCTGGCCCTGCTCGACCGCTTCCTCGGACGCACGGCCTACCTGCACTTCACCTTCTTCAAGGGCGAGGGCTTCGCGCGGCACCTTGAGATCGGGCGGGCCTTCATGGGCCTCATCTTCGAGAACGGCACCCTGTCCTGCCTCATGGCCCTGACGCCCGCCGCCTTCCGCCACTCGTGGAAGTTCGGGCTGGACCTCGGCTTCACGCGGCTCGGCACCATCCCCGGAGCCTGCGGCGTGCTCGACAGGAAGACGGGAACGATCCGCTACCGGGACGGGGTGCTCATGAAACTCGACAACCCCAAACCCCAACCATAAAGGAGGCATCCCTTGGGAGGCATGTTCGACAAACCAAGCAAACCCAAAGTCGTTGAAGCCCCGGCCCCCACCGTCGCGGCAACCCCTCCCCCGCCGGAGGAGACGGCGGAGGCCCCGGTCATCAACGAAGGCAACAAACGCAAGAACCAAGCGGACAGCAAGCGCAAGGGCACCTCCGCCCTGCGCATCGACCTGAACCTCGGCGGCGGCAACATGGGAGGCGCGGGTGGCACCAGCGGACTCAGCATTCCCCGATAACGGCTCCCCCCCCGCCACAAAGGCCCCGCCGAAACCCGCTACACCGAGCTTTCGCAGGACCGCGCCCCCTACCTCGACCGCGCCCGCCGCTGTGCCGAGCTGACCATCCCCTACCTCATCCCGCCCGACGATCTTGCGCAGGGGCAGGAACTCCCCTCCCTGTACCAGAGCGTCGGGGCCAACGGCGTGACGAACCTCGCCTCCAAGCTCCTCCTGACCATGCTCCCCCCGAACGAGCCGTGCTTCCGGCTGCGGGTAAACAATCTGGTCATGGAGCGGGAAGAGGAGGACGCGGACAAGGAGTTCCGCACCAAGATCGAAAAGGCCCTCTCGCGCATCGAACAGGCCGTGCTTGCCGACGTCGAAGCGTCCGGGGACCGCCCGGTGGTCGCGGAAGGCAACCAGCACCTCATCGTGGCGGGCAACGTCCTCTACCATGACGACCCCAAGAAGGGGCTGCGCCTGTTCCCGCTGTCCCGCTATGTGGTCGAACGCGACCCGATGGGCACGCCCGTGGAGATCATAGCCGAGGAAACCGTCAACCTCGACACGCTCCCGGAAAACGTCGCGGCACGGATACGGGAAGCCGCCGACACGCTCGGGCAGCCCTCCATCAAGGGCGACGACCGCAAGGACGTGAACATCTACACCCACCTGAAACGCGGGCCGAAAAAGTGGTCCGTGTATCAGGAGTGCCGAGGGGTGAAGCTCCCCGGCTCGGAAGGCTCCTACAAGCCCGACGCCTGCCCGTGGCTGCCCGTGCGCATGTACAGCATCGCCGGGGAGAACTACGGGCGGAGCTTCGTCGAACTCCAGCTCGGGGACCTCGGCAGCCTCGAAAGCCTGTGCCAGTCGCTCGTGGAAGGCAGCGCCGTGTCCGCCAAGGTGGTGGGCCTCGTGGACCCCAACGGCGTCACCGACCCCAAGGCCCTTGCCGAGTCCGCCAACGGCGACATGATCGAAGGGAACGCCGATGACGTGGCCTTCCTGCAAGTCCAGAAAGGGGCCGACTTTCAGGTTGTCGCCGCGCAGATCCAGCGGCTCGAACAGCGGCTCAAGACCGCCTTCCTCATGATGGACGGGGTGCGGAGGGATGCCGAGCGCGTGACCGCCGAGGAAATCCGCGTCATCGCGCAGGAACTCGAAACCGGGCTCGGCGGTGTCTATACCCTCATCAGCCAAGAATTCCAGCTCCCCTACATCGCCTCGCGCATGGCGACCATGACCCGGCAGAAGCGCATCCCCGAACTTCCCAAAGGCACGGTCACGCCCTCCATCGTCACGGGCTTCGAGGCCATCGGGCGCGGCAACGACAAGCAGAAGCTCCTTGAGTTCCTGAAAGCCGGGGCCGAGCTGATGGGCGAATCCTTCCTCGGCCTGCTCAACCCGCAGAACGCCGTCACCCGCCTCGCCTCCGCAATGGGCATCTCCACGGAGGGGCTCGTCAAGGACGAAGAGGAACTGGTGCAGGAACGGCAGGCCGCGCAGCAGCAGGCGCAGGGCCAGATGATGATGGAAAAGCTCGGCCCCGAAGCCCTCCGTCAGATCGGCGGCATGGCGCAGGCCGGGAATGCCGAAGCCCTGCAAGGGATGCAGCAGGGCCTCAAGCAGCAGATGCAGCAGCAACAACCCTAACCTTTCCCCTACAGGAGATCACACATGGCGAACGTCAATTCCGCCGCCACCACCAACGGCAACAAGAAAGAACCCGGAGCCCCCGCCTCCGGCCTCACCCTGTCCAGCCCCGGCGAGGCCACACCCGCTTCCGCCGCCCCCCCCAAGCCCGGCACCCCCATTCCCGTGGGGCCGTCCGGCAGACTCGTCCGCATCGACAACTAACCCTCAACGCCACAAGGAAAACACCGCACATGGAAGACGCATCCGAAAACCTCACCGTTGAAGTCCCCGTCACCGAAACCGGGCCGGACGCCCCCGCCGCAACCGCCTCCCCCAAACGCTACGCCGGGGAGTTCGACACGGTGGAGGAGCTTGAGGCCAAGTATCAGGAACTGCTCAAAACAACGACTACCGCCGCGCCTTCGGGGGAACTGCCGGGCGACGGCGAGGGAGGTGATCCGAACAGCGACGATCCCGACGGTGCCCCGGCTGACGGCAAGGAGAAGGACTCCGCCTCCACCAGCCCCGACGACGCGGAAAAGGAACTCTCCGGCAAGGGCCTCGACATCAGCGAATTCGAGCAGGAGTTCGACGCCACGGGCGACCTCTCCGAGGAAAGCTACGCAAAGCTCGAACAGGCGGGGCTCGGCAAGGCCGTGGTGGACAGCTACATCGCCGGGCGCACGGCCCTGCTCGAAGGCTTCATCAGCGACGTGAAAGGGCTTGCGGGCGGCGAGGACGGCTACAGGGCCATCACCGAATGGGCGGACAAGGGCGGCCTCACGGACGCCGAAAAGGAGTCGTACAACCGGGTCATGAACTCCGGGGACAAGGCGCTCATCAAACTCGCCGTATCCGGCCTCGTCGCCAAGTACCGGGAAGAGGAGGGCTCCACCCCCGAGCTGGTCACGGGAAAGGCCACCGCCTCCCGCCGCACGGCGTCCGACACGTTCGAGTCCACGGAACAGGTCGTCGCCGCCATGAAGGACCCCCGCTATGGTAAGGACCCTGCTTATACTCGCGCTGTGGAGCGCAAGGTGGCCCGGTCCCGCGTCTTTGGCGGCTGAGGCCCTGCGCTCTCTCGCCGCCTCCCCACAACAGCAGCAACAGGAGGAACGCGCCATCATCCCCTCTCTCGACACCCTGCTTGCCCATCCGATCACCGACGTGATCAAGACGGAATGGGAAGGCTTCTCCCCCACGCCCTACCTCTGCCCCGCCGGATACTGGACCATCGGCTACGGGCACCTCTGTGACAAGGACCACTCGCCAATCACCCGCGAACAGGGAGGCCAGTACCTTGCGGAAGACCTGTTGGACGCCCTGCGCGACGTGGAACGCCTCGCCCCCAACCTTAAGGACGAGCCTGACCACCGGGCCATCGCCTGCGCCTCGTGGATCATGAACCTTGGCAAAGGCAACTTCGCCTCCTCGACCATGCTGAAACGCATACGCGAGGGGAAGTGGGAAGCCGCCGCCAAAGAAATGAAGCGGTGGGACAAGGTGACGGTAGGCGGCAAAAAGAAACCCTTCCGCGCCCTCACCCGACGCCGCCTGACCGAAGCCCACCTTTTCCTCACCGGGGAAGTGAAAACCTTCCTCTAACCGCACAACAAGGAGGTATTCTTGGATTTTCTCAATCAGCTCAATCCTGAGGTCCTGTTCCCCGCACTGACCCTGTGCGCGTCGGGCCTCGCCAATCTGCTGGTCCTGCTCCTTCCCCTGCCGAAGGAGGGCGGCAGCATCCTTTATCGAGCCTTCCACACCTTCATCAACTGGGTGGCTTTGAACGTGGGCAAGGCGAAGAACGCCGTCACGTCCACGGATGTCGCCTCGTCGCGCCGGAATGAATAACCTGCTGATCCTGCTCGGCAACCTGTTCGTCTTCTTCGCCAGGCTGGTGTCCGACTACAGGCGCGACAAGGAAAAACACGATGCTGAAAACCGTATTGCTGCTGTCCGCGCTGACCCTGCTTCCGCTTGGCTGCGCAAGCTCGGCGGCACGGACAGACGTTTCCCTGCCTCCGGTTCCGACGACGCCCGGAGCGATCATCACCCCTGACGGCCTTATCTGCCTTCCGCCCGATGAAGCCGGAGCCCTGCTGCTTTGGATGGAATACGCGGAAAGCAACGGCAGTCTTTAATCCCTGACCTTTTAACCAAGGAGTTTCCTCCCCTCATGGCTGAAAACCTCACCCTCTCCCGTCCCGGCGCACAGAACCTCGGCTCCGATCCCGCGAAAATGTTCCGCGACGTGTTCACCGGGGAAGTCCTCACCGCCTTCGACGAACACAACATCATGAAGGACTGGCACAAGATGCGCACCATCACGCACGGCAAGTCCGCCTCCTTCGCCGTCATGGGCCGCGCCAACGCCCGCTACCACACCGCTGGCGAGGCCATCCTCGGCAGCAACAAGATCGCCGCGAACGAGCGCACCATCAACGTGGACAACCTGCTCATCGCGGACGTGGCGATCTACGACCTCGAAGACGCCATGAACCACTACGACGTGCGCCGCGAATACTCCAAGCAGCTCGGCGTGGCCCTCGCCAAACGCTTCGATGAGACGACCATGCGCGTCGCCGTGCTTGCGGCCCGCAGCTCCGGCATCATCGACGACGAACCCGGCGGCTCCGTCATCAAGGGCGGGGCCACCCTCGCCACCGACGGCGAACTGCTTGCCGAGGCCGTTTTCTCCTGCTCCCAGACTTTCGACGAGAAGGACGTGCCCGAACAGGAACGCTGCCTCATCCTGCGCCCGGCGCAGTTCTACCTGCTCAATCAGACCACCAAGGTGCTCAACCGCGACTGGCTCGGCGCGGGTTCGTACTCCGACGGCAAGCTCGACAAGATCGCGGGCATCAAGATCCTCATGTCCAACCACCTGCCCAACAAGAACATCGCCTCCGCCGTGGACGGCGAAAAGAACACCTACTACGGCGACTTCACCAACACCCTCGGCCTGTGTATGCAGTCCAACGCCATCGCCACGGTCAAGCTCAAGGACCTCACCGTCCAGCAGTCCGGGCACGACTTCAACATCGTGTACCAGTCCACGCTCATGGTCGCCAAATACGCGATGGGCCACGGCGTCCTGAACCCCTCCTACGCCATCGAACTCTCGACGGCTGCCAAGGCGTAACCATCAACCTGCGGGGAGAGGGGGCGACCCTTCTCCCCTTTTTCGGGAGTCCCCCTCTCATGTCCATCACATCCCCCACCCCCACCACGGAACTCGAAGCCGTCAACACCATGCTGTCCGGCATCGGGGAGGCTCCCGTCAACAGTCTCTCCGAAGTCACGGCGGACGTTTCCCTCGCCCGCCACATCCTCAACGAAACCTCCCGCGAAGTGCAGCTTGAAGGCTTCCAATGGAACGTCGAGGACAACTACCCCCTCACCCCGGATATCCACGGCCTCGTCAAGCTCCACCCCTCCATCGTCCGCGTCCACTTCCGCGAACCGTCCGACCGGGAACTGACCATCCGGGGCAATCAGGTCTATGACCGGATCAACCACACCTTCACCTTCCCGCAAGGCACGGCGATCTTCTGCACCGTCACCCTGCTCCTGCCCTTCGAGCAGCTCCCCGAAGCCGCCCGCCGCTACACCACGCTCAAGGCCCTGCGGATCTTTCAGGAGCGCGTCGTGGGGTCGCAAGTCCTCAGCCAATACCAGCAGGCCGACGAAGCCCGCGCCCGCGTCCAGCTCATGGGCGAGGAACGCAGGCAGGACAGGCCCAACCTGCTCATGGGCACCTATCCGCCCGTCGGCACGTGGCGCGTCCGTGATGCCGTGATGCGCCGCAACAACACAACCCGGAGGCTCGGATTCTGATATGGGCAAGCTCGTCTCCTCCACCATCCCCAACCTCATCTCCGGGGTCAGCCAGCAGCCTTGGAACGTCCGCCTCCCCACGCAGGCCGAAGAGCAGGTGAACTGCCAGTCCAGCGTGACGGACTTCCTCAAGCGCCGCCCCGCGACCCGGCACCTCGCCCGCATCCGGGATACCCCCGCCGCCAACGGCATCGCCAGCCACCACATCAACCGCGACGAGACGGAACAATACATCGTCACGGCGGACGCCAGCGGCATCAACGTCTTCGACCTTGAGGGCAACGCCAAAACCGTCTCCGTCACGGGAACGGGAGCCGCCTATCTCGCAGCGGCGACCGCCCCCAACCGGGACCTGCGTTTCCTGACCATCAACGACTACACCTTCGTCCTCAACCGCCGCGTCGCCGTCAAGACGCTCCCCGACCTTTCGCCCAAAAGACAGCCGGAAGCCATCGTCTTCATCAAACAGGCGTCCTACAACACGACGTACGAACTTATCCTCAATGGTGCCTCGCATGTCTTCACGACGGAAGACGGCATAGCCCCCGCCGATGAACCCGCCGACAAACTCAGTTCCGTGGAAATCGCACAGAAACTTGCGGACAGCATCGGAGGCGTCGTCGATCAGATTACCCATACAGCCATCTTCTCAGGCACCTTCACAGGAAAAATCACCGGAGTAATAAGTGGAATCCCCGCACCTCATGGAAAGGAATGGGAAGGCTCTTTTGCCTCGTCATTCTCAGCGTCCTTTTCCGGGAGTCACCTTTCGGAATCGAAGATAAGCGGTACGTTTTCTAATCCCTCTTTCACAGCTTCCCTTCCCGCAAATCTGCCATCAGATATAACATCATGGGAAAGAATGTCCTTTGAGGGGACTTTTGAAGGTTCAGCATCTCCGAATCTTCCTCAAAAGGTACCGACGGGCCAGTACATAGTCTCCGTATCAAACTCCACCATCTGGATACGCAGGCACGACGGCGGGGACTTTACCGTCAAGGTGCAGGATTCCCGTTCCAACACCCACACGTCGGTCTGCAAGGGGAAAGTCCAGCGTTTCAGCGACCTGCCCACCGTGGCCCCGCGAGGCTTCGTCACGGAAATCATCGGGGACGCCAGCAGCTCCTTCGACAACTACTTCTGCGTGTTCGAGCCGTCCGACGCGGGCGACGCCTTCGGATCAGGCACATGGAAGGAAACCGTCAAACCCGGCATCCCCTGCAAGCTGGACCCGGCGACCCTGCCCCACGCCCTCATCCGGCAGGCCGACGGCACCTTCACCTTCGGCCCCCTTGAGTGGGGCGAACGCATCTGCGGCGACGAAGATTCGGCCCCCTTCCCATCCTTCGTGGGCCGGACCCTCAACGGCCTGTTCTTCTATCGCAACCGCCTGTCCTTCCTCTCCGGGGAGAACGTGGTCATGTCCGAGGTCGGGGAGTTCTTCAACTTCTTCCTGACCACCGTGACCACCCTCGTGGACAGCGACGTGGTGGATGTCGCCGCCTCGCACACCAAGTCGAGCATCCTCCACCATGCCGTGACCTTCTCGGGCGGGCTCCTCCTGTTCAGCGACCAGAGCCAGTTCGTGCTCGAACACGACACCGTGCTCTCGAACGCCACGGTCAGCATCAAGCCCGTCACCGAATTCGAGGCATCCATGAAGGCCGCCCCCGTGTCTTCCGGCAAGACGGTCTTCTTCGCCACGGACAAAGGGGAATGGGGAGGCGTGCGCGAATACATCACCCTGCCCGACAACTCGGACCAGAACGACGCCTCCGACATCACGGCCCACGTCCCGCGCTATGTCCGGGGCAACGTCAGCCGCCTCGAATGTTCGACGAACGAGGACATGCTGCTGGTCCTGTCCGAAGAGATGCGGACCAGCTTGTGGCTCTACAAATACTTTTGGAACGGCAGCGAAAAAATCCAGAGCGCGTGGAGCCGATGGGACATGTGCGGGGAAGTCCTTTCCGCCGCCATCCTCAACACGGGCGTCTATCTCATCATGCAGTACGGCGATGGGGTCTATCTGGAAAAGATGGACATCACGCCGGGGTACAAGGATGAAGGCGAAACCTTCGAGTACTGCCTCGACAGGAAGATCACCGAACGGGACGTCACGCTCGGGGCCTACGACGCCATCAACAAGACGACGGCGATCACCCTCCCCTACGACATCCCGGCGGGATACACGCCCGTGGTCGTCACACGGACAGGCGGGCCGGACGCCCCCGGCAACCTGCTGCGCCGGGTGGACGTGACCGGACCCCGGACGCTCACCGTCGAAGGCCCGGACGCGCACGGCAGGAAACTCTTCATCGGCATCCCCTACGAGTCCTCCTACACCTTCTCCACTTTCGCCATACGCGAGGGGGACAGCAAGGGGAACGCCGTCACCACCGGACGCCTCCAGCTCAGGCGGCTTACCCTGAACTGCTCGAACACGGGATTCCTCCACATGCACGTCACGCCGAAGTTCCGGCCCACCAGCACCTATACCTTCACGGGCCGGGAACTCGGGCACGGCACCAACATCATCGGGGCGATCCCCCTCTACACAGGCACGATCAACTTCCCCATCCTCAGCCTGAACACGCAGGTCGAGGTCAAAGTGGGGAGCGATTCGTTCCTTCCCTTCGCGCTCGTCAACGCCAGTTGGGAAGGCTTCTACAACACCAGAAACGCGAGGGTATAAACGCACTATGGGATTTGATCCAATGACTATGGCGGTGGCCTCCTTCGTGATCGGGGCGGCTTCGTCCGTCGCGTCGGGCGTGTCCGCCAGCCAGCAGGCAAAGGCCCAAGCGCAGTATCAGGAAGAACAGGCCGCCGAGTACGCCCGCGTCAACGAACTCAACAACAAGGCCGCTGCGCAGGAATACGTGGAGCAGTCCGCCGCCGAACGCATGGCGCAGATGCAGGAACAGGACAAGGCATCCCGCGACGCGCAGGAAGTCCAGAAAGAAGCCCTGCAAAAGAAAGGCGAAATGCTGGCCTCGACCAACGCCTCGGGGCTGGCTCTGGATTTCCTCATGGCGGACTACGAACGGCAGGAGGCGACACGCAAAGACATGATCCGTGAAAACTACGAGATGAGTTCCGCCAAATCCGATCTGAACGTCAACGCCTACAAGGACAGGGCGCAGAACCGGGTCAACGGGCAGCAGAATTACATCTCCCCCGGCTCCTCCTATTCGACGGGCATGAACGTGCTCGGAACGGCGCTCGGCATCGGAGGGGCGGGGGCCACGGCCTATGACCGCTACTGGACCGCCAAGAACAAACTCGACGGAGTGAAATGATCATGAGCACCGCACGAGAACGCGAAGCCAAAACCATCAAAAAAGATATAGGCGGAAACGCTTCCCTGACCCCCGCCATCAACGCCCAAGGGCTCAGTTCGTTCAGCTACGCCCGCCACGGAGAGGTCGGCTATGACCATTACGCCGGGGCCGGACTGCGACAACTTGCCGCCAACCTTTCCAGTATCGAGCCGAGCATCGCCCACGCCCACATGAAACTGTTGGACAGGCGTATAGCCGAGGACAAGTCCGCCGCCTCCCTGTTCGCCGTGGAAAACCCCGAGCTGACCAAGAATATGGAGGTGTGGCGTCAGGCGTCCGAGAAAGACGAGCGTATCCTCAACATGAACCCTTACGTCAAAAAGTACATCAAGCAGGAAATCCTCAAAACCTCGGCCCTCGGCTTCGACGCCGCGTTGAAGGATGCCTATGTCACCAGCGGCATGGTCAACGAAAGGGACCCTGAAAAGATCCTCAAATGGGGACAGGATTTCCGAAAGCAGTACACCGAACAGGCGGGCATCAAAGGTGAAGGCAAGGACATGGACCAGCTCGACATAGCCGAGCACTACACGGCCTACACCACCACTTCCCTCGACAACCTCCTCGGCAAGCACAACCGGGACATGGAAAGCCAGAACGCCAACCTGCTCGAACAGCAGATGTTCCAGAACATCTCCGACACCCTCGCCGGAAAGATGAACCCCCTCACGGGCGGTTACAACGTACACATCCCGGCTGAACGCCAAAGCTATGTAACGGATGCCGCTCAGGTCATCATGGGCAAGGCCGAGGAAATGAAGAAGCTCGGCTACTCGCAGGACCGCGTTCTTGGGATGCTCGGCAAGGCCGTGCTGATGGGCAACCACTCCGCAGCCGTAGCCGAAGGACTCGCCAAAAGCCTCACCATCAACATCAATGGAAAACCCGTGAGCCTCCTTTCGCAGCCGGGCATCGCCAAAGGCATCGAAGCCCTCAAAGACAAGGAAATCGAAAGGGCTTGGCAGGCCGAATCACGGTCGCACACCAGAGAAGAATGGGCGCGCCAACGGGCGATCCGCAATGCCATGTCAGCGGGGACGGCCTATGGTTCCCAAAACGACGACCTCACGCGGGAAACGGTCGTGGACAAGCTGCATCTCTGCACCGATGAAACCTATCCCGAGTTTGTCAGGAACGCACGGGCCGCCGCGCAGGGGCGTTATCTCAAGCCGGAGAACCAGATCGATCTCGGCAGGCTCAAATACGGCATCATCACGGGCACGGACGGATTGGCCGCCGTGGAGGAAGGCATACGGACGGGCCGCATCCCGCCGAGCGAAGCCTCCGTGTATCAGAATCTCGCCCTGTCCCAAAAGGCGGGAGAGAACACCAACCTGTCCTCCTCCATCCAAGACATCGGCAAAACCTTCCTCTCAGGCATCACCGGGGCCTCCGTTGAGGACGCCGGAGCCATGTACATGGCCTACTCGACCGGACGCAAGGCTCCCGTCGGCGTCATTGCCGAGGCCATGAGCCAGCTCCCCGGCATCACTACCGAGTTCGAGAGCTTCATCAACGAGCAACGGGCCAAGAAAGGCAAGGAAGATGCGGCACTCACGCAATCCGAAATGCTCCTGTACAAGCAGCAGTTCATCGCGGAAAAGCTCCCCACAATGATTGGCACCCTTAAGGAACGCTATGCAGCGGAAAAGGAAACATCTGTAAACAACAAGCAGTTCAATGATGTTGTCAAGGAAACCCTTGCCGGAGAACGCAGCAATCCTTTCGACGCGCTATCCAGCATGATGTCTAGCCCCTACAATGCCCCCTTCAAAAATTCGCTCACTGCCCTGAATACCCTCTTCCCCGATCAGATTCCCGAAGAGGACTACAGGGGGATGCACAGCGTTCAAGACATGCTGGCCTATGCCCAAAGCCATACGCCGGGCGGCTTGTCGTGGCAGAACACCTTCTTCATCGCCGTGGGAGCAACACCGGATTCCCTCGGCGTCACCACAATACAGCAGGCCATCGACTATATTCCCAAGCACTTTGAACAGATGGGCTACAAGGTAAAACCCAGACCAGTCGTGCTCATCCCCAATGACGGAGGCCAGCAGAACCAATGAACAACACGATTGAAGTAACCCTCAACGGCTTGGAGGGCGGGGAAGAAGCCCTTTCCAGTATGCACGGGCTTGGCGAAGCCCCTCTCAATGCCACGGATGCCAACACCACGGCCCCCGCCGCCGTCGCCGAAAACGCTCCAGCCCCCTCCCCGGATACATCCCCAAAAGACGATGATCTTTCCTTCTTCGATTACGTCGGAGATGTGATCAAGGGCATCGCCAACGGCCCGGTGAACTCCGTCAACGAAACCATCGATCTTGCGGGAACCATCCTGAACGGCGGGGAGGAAGGCGACGTCGCCAAGGCCACCAAAGGCAGCGGCTGGCTCACGGACATGAGCAACTTTGGGGAGACGCAAACCTCGGCAGGGAAATTTGCCGAAGACATCTCCACGTTTGTGTCCGGCTTCGTTACCGGGGGGAAACTGCTTGAAGGCATAAAAGTGCTGCAAGGCGCAGGCAAGGGTGCCATAGCCGCCCGAGGTGCCGCCAAGAGCTTCTACTCCACCGTTACCTCGTTTGACGGGCACGAAGAAATGCTCTCGAATATGATTCAGGAACACCCGGCATTACAGAACGTGGTGACGGAAGCCCTTGCCGTAAGCAAGGACGACAACGAAATCGTGGGACGCATCAAACATGGGCTCGAAGACCTCGGCATCGGCATGGCTTTTGAAGGAGCAATCTCCCTCTATGGAGGGTGGAGGCTGGCGCAGGCCACTAGCAAGAGCGCCAAGGAAAAAATCGTAGCCGAAACAGCCCGCCAACTGGAACAACTGCGCGGCGATAAAGAGATGCCCCATGATCTCGCCGCCGGGACAGCCGGTAAAGGCGAACCTCCCTTTCCTTCCGCAGCGGGAGGAAAAGAAACCACGCCTCCCGCCTCTGAGCATACGCTTCCTGAATCCCAAAACACCGATGCGCTCACGCCAGCCAAAGCGGAGGAACACCCCCTCAAGCCCTCCGAAGCCATCAAAGCCGACACTATCAAGGAACATATCCTTGATGTCGTCACGTCCACCAAGAGCAGAGAGGAAGTCGTTGAGAGCCTGTCCAAGGATTACAACATCCGCACGCATCTTATCCGTGATGAGAACGGCCTCCGCATCCTTGACGACATCAACGAGCAGATCTCCCCCGCAACCCTGAAAGGTCAGGGCGTGGAAACCTTCGATGCTGTGCTCAAGGACGCTGAACGGCTCAAGTATTACGGCATGGACAAAATCCAGAAGGTGGTTGAGCTTGCCGCTTCCGGCGACATCCCTCTGAACAAGGCGAAGCGTACCCTGACACTCCTCAAGGATGGCACGGAGTTCTGTTCCCGTGAACTCTACAGGATCGCTGAAAAGATGGAGGTGAACCCGGCAGCCGTCTCCCCGCAGGAGATGCAGGACTTTGTATACCTAAAGGAAAATCTCGATAACCTGTATCTCGCCGAACGGAACCTGACCACGGAAGGCGGGCGGCTTTTGAGTTTCATGCGCAATGAGGGCGGCATATTCAGTGACGAAAAGATGTTCAAATGGTATGCCTCCCCCACAGGCGGCACCACGGAGCAAATCGCCAACGAACTTGCCAAGAAAGGCTATACCCCCGATGCGATCAAGAAGATGGCCCGTGACATACGCCTGAACAAGGACAACCTCGGAGCCGTCGCGCAGGCGGCCCACAGCGTCAAACCCGGATCATGGTTCAACGTCTTCAACGAGTTCCGCATCAACAACATGCTGTCCGGCCCCTTCACGCTTGCCGCGAACGCGGCGACCAACGGCTTGAAAACCCTGCTCATGCCTGCCGAAAAGTACCTCGCGGGTACCATCATGCGGGATGACGCCGTGCAGCGCGAAGCCCTCGACACTTTCTCCGGCCTGTTTCGTTACTGGAACGACAGCTTCCGTCTGGCGAAAAAGGCGTGGAAGGTGGAGGACAACATCCTCGACCGCATGGGCGGCAAGATGGAAACCAATTCGGCGGCGATGACCTACGAGAACATACGCAACCTCATGCTCAAGGACGCCCCGAAGGGGGCCGAGCTGTCCCCTCTTCAAGAGAACATAGCCCGAGCAATGGGTCTGGTCGGCCCCTATCTCCGCATCCCCTCCCGGCTGCTGATGAGCACCGACGAGTTCTTCAAGCAGTTGAACTACCGATCTTCCCTCTCCGCCTCGCTCCTGCGGAAAGGCCGGGAAGCGGGCATCAAGGATGCCGGGGAGCTGGCCCGCTATGTCGAGGAGCAGCTTGCCCTCGCTTTCAAGAAAGACGGTTCCGCCATCCGGGGCCGCTATGCGGACGATGCCGTCAAGGACAGCATCCAGTACGCAAGGGAATCCACATGGACGCAGGATCTCGGACGGAACACGCTTGGCGGCGGCATCCAGAACCTTGCCAACACCCACCCCGTCCTCCGCATCGCCATACCCTTCATCAAGACGCCGACGAACCTGTTCCGCGACTTCGTGGCCCATACGCCCGGCGTCGCGCAGATGACCAAAACCTACCGGGAGGCGATCAAGGCGGGCGGGGAACAAGCCGCCCTCGCCCAATCCAAAATGGCGATGGGTGCCCTGATGTGGACCGGAGCCGTCATGATGGCGCACAGCGGGCAGATCACAGGTTCCCCTCCGAAGGACAACAAGCTCAGGCAATCCCTTGAAGCCACAGGCTGGCAGCCCTACAGCATCAAGGTCGGGGACAAATACCTCTCCTACAGACGTCTCGATCCCGCAGGGATGTTCCTCGGCATTGCCGCAGACCTCGCCGTTGCGGGCCAGTATCTCAACAAAGACCAGTATGATGATGCCGTCTCTATGGCTGTAGCCGCCCTGTCGAACAACGTCACGTCAAAGACGTACATGCAGGGAATCAGCGAACTTATAGACTTCATCAATGATCCCAATGAAAAGGCCATCCAGTATTTCGGCAGGATGGGGGCTACCCTCGTCCCCTTCGCGTCGGCGGCCCGATTCGCGCGCCAGCAGGCCGACGATCCCATGCGCGAGATGCGAGACTTTATGGATTACACCATGAACACCATCCCCGGCTGGTCCTCAACCCTCCCCGCCCGGAGGAATTGGGTCACTGGAGATACCATCAACTACAACCTCATCCCCTCGAATGCCAACGACCCCGTGCTCGATGAACTGAACAGGATGGCGGAAGGCATTTATGGCCCGCCCGCCAAGAAACTACATGGCGTCGAGCTTTCCACGGCACAGTATTCCCGGCTCAACGAGCTGCACGGCACGACGACCATCGGCGGCAAAACGCTGCATGAGTCCCTAGGGGAATTGTTCGCCAGCCAGCAATACGACATCGACAGGAACACCATTGGAGATCCGCCCGACAAGGAACGCGGCCCCCGCGCCGTCGCTATCAACCGCATCATCCATGCATACCGACAGAAAGCGCAAGACGAACTGCTCAGCGAGGACGATAGCCTCCGCCATGAAGTGCGGAAATCCGACTACCAACGCCTCGCCTCCAAACGCGGGACCATGACGGAAAACAACCAACAGGAACTCTTGGATGCGCTTCTAACGTATTAACTCCCTCTCCCCGCCTCACACCCACCATACGGATGAACAGGCGACCTTCCGATCTCAATGATCACAGGAAGGCCGCCTTTTCATCATGAGCCATAACTTCAAACAAGGAGCATTTATGTCCTACAGTTACGTCACCTATACGGGCGACGGAACGACCCAAGACTATATCGTCCCCTTTCCCTACCTGAAAATCTCCGACGTCAAAGTCAGCCTTGACGAAGCGGAACAGAACGCCCTCGCCTACTCATGGCACACATCCGGCACCATACGCTTCGTCACGGCCCCGCCCAACGGGGCGTCTATCCGCATCCAACGCATCACGGACAAGGTGACGCCCGCCGTGGACTTCCGCGACGGCTCCACGCTCACCGAGGCCGACCTTGATCTCGCGGTGACGCAACTCCTCTACATCGCACAGGAAGCCTACGACGCCCTCGACGGGGAAACCGCCGTCGCCGCGAAGGACAAGGCTGAGAAAATCCTCAAGGAAGTCGAAGAGGTATTCGCCAAGACACAGATCGAGATCAACTACTTCCGCAAGATGTGGATCGACGTGCAGGAGTCCCCCACCGCGCCCGGTCGCGGCGAATATGATTTCACGTCCGGAAAGATGACCTTGTATGTCCCCGCTGGCCCCGTTGGGCCACAAGGTCCGATGGGACAGGAAGGGCCACAAGGTCTTCCCGGCGCACAGGGAGAGCAAGGGCCACGCGGCATACAGGGGCCGCAGGGCATCCAAGGGGAACGAGGCCCGGAAGGACAGCAGGGGCCGATGGGTCCGCAAGGCATCCAAGGGCCAAAAGGGGAGACTGGAGAGCGCGGCCCCCAAGGTCCGCAAGGCATCCAAGGGGCAACTGGCGCTCAAGGGCCTCGGGGCGAAACCGGACCTGTAGGCCCGATGGGACCGGAAGGGCCTCGCGGCATTCAAGGAGAGCGTGGTCCCCAAGGCCCCGAAGGTCCTAAAGGAGCGACTGGCGACAAAGGCCCCATCGGGGATTCTCCGCTGCCTCTCACATTCGGAAACTTCTCTGTCAATACAGATGGCTACTTGCAGTTTGAGTATAACGGAGGCCCTATGGACAGCTCCATGTTCAACCTCAACCCGGAAACCGGAATATTGGAGGTCATTATAGCGTGAGCAACATCATGCAAATCGGCAAGGTCCGCCCCACCTATAAAGGTGAGTGGGATGCGGGGCAAGCTTATGAAACCTTGGATTGGGTCCTCTATCGCGGGATCGCCTATCAAGCGATTAAGGACGTACCCATAAACCGGGAACCTGATGCCGCCACCGACTATTGGGTCGCTACCGGAATGAAGGGCGATAAAGGCGACAAAGGAGAGACTGGAGAACGGGGACCTGCTGGCGTGGACGGCAAGGACGGGGCTCCCGGCATCCAAGGGCCTAAAGGCGACAAGGGAAATCAAGGCATCCAAGGACCTAAAGGAGATACAGGCGCAACGGGGCCACAAGGCCCGCAGGGGACCGCTCCGGAACATAAATGGGCTGGAACCAAACTGGCCTTCCAGAACCCTGACGGCTCATGGGCTGACCCCGTAAACCTCATTGGAGCGCAGGGGGTTCAAGGCCCCGAAGGACCCATCGGCAAACAAGGCATCCAAGGCCCTGTTGGACCGCAAGGCCCCGCTGGACCACAGGGGGTGGCAGGCCCCAAAGGAACTTCGCTCAACCTGAAAGGCGCATGGGGCGCAGACGTCGCGTATGTCTGCACCACCGTGCAGATTGACGTGGTGACGCATAACGGAAGCTCCTACGCCTGCAAGAAAAGCCATACCTCCACCTCATCCATCCTGCCCACGAACACCACCTACTGGACGCTGATCGCGCAGAAGGGAGCTACTGGCGCGACGGGGCCGCAAGGCTCACAGGGACCGCAAGGCATCCAAGGCCCCAAGGGAGATACAGGCGCGACAGGGGCACAGGGTCCTAGAGGAGCCACAGGAGCTACTGGTGCAACAGGACCTCAAGGACCACAGGGACCGCAAGGGCCTGCGGGAAGCACGAGCTACGCGGCACACTCGGCGCAAGTCACGCCGAATATCAAGGAGAGTCGACTGACAGCGGGTGTTAATTATGCGCCGGAAGGCGGGGGCACATGGGCGTGTCACTCAAATGGGAGGACACTCACGGTCGCCGCCAGCGGCACAAGAATACCGGAGGCTGCCTGTTGTTTCAGGGTAGCATGACATAGGAGAAAGATATGACTATCACATCACACGTTTTCACAAGTGAAGGTTCCGGATTGCAGTTTGACCTCTCATCCGTGCTTGTACGCCCTGATGGAAGTTTCGTCATAACATGGATAAATTCCCCTTTTGGGGATGTGCCGTACCACGTCCCCGACAATGAAGAATTTCACGGTATGTATACAGAACTGGCGGAATACAGAAAAGCGCACCCGGAGTGTTTCTCCCCTGATCCTGATTTTCAGGAGCCTTCCCTTGACGATTTGAAATCAGCTAGAAAAGCACAGATTGACGCGGAAACGTCCGCAGCAATCCTCGCCGGGTTCGACTATGCCGTGGGCGGAGTCACCTATCATTTCAGCTATGACACCTTTGACCAGCAGAATTTTGCGGATACGGCGAACGTCTGCCTGATGAAGCAATCGGGAATGCCGGGCCTGCCGGACTCCGTAACGTGGAACGCCTACACGCCGGGCGGTGAGCTTGAGCGCTTGACGTTCGACGCATCGGGCTTCCTCGCGCTCTACGCGGGCGGGGCCATGAAGCACAAGAACGAGACGATGCAGCGCGGCGGGGAACGCAAGGCGGCTGTGGAGGCCGCGACCACGCCGGAAGAGGTTGAAGCCGCATGACATACGGAAAGCGTATCCTCATCGGCTTCGATCAATTCCTCAACACCCTGTTCATGGGCTGGCCCGACGAAACACTGAGCAGCCGATGCTGGCGGTGGGAACAGGCAGCCATCCGCACATGGCCCCGCAAGCTGGTGGACACGCTGTTCTTTTGGCAAACGGGCCATTGCCGGAGTGCCTATGAAAGCGAACGCAAACGCCTCCAATACCCTCCTGAACTCAGAAACGCGGGAGGCTAAATGGCAACGCCCTGCGCCCACGAAGCCGACATCTCCCTCCTCAATACCGCCATCGTCGAAATCAAAGACACCCTCAAAGATCTGAAAGAACTCCTCCTCTCCAACGCCGTCCTCTCCGAGCAGGTTTCCCATTTCAAGGAAGACATCACGAGCATCGATATCCGCCTCCGAAAGCTGGAGCTGGATGTGGCGCAGGGGAAGGGGGCGAACAGGTGGGTCGAACGTGTGGTCTGGTGCCTGACGTCAGCGGCGTTGGGGTACTATTTGAAGGGGAGTGTGTGACTGAGGAGGTAAAAAGTATTTGTCTGTGTATCATTAAAAATAAAGTGGTGTGCGAAGGTTCGCACAAAATGTTCGTAAAAACGAACAGTTATACAAACAACACTCAATAATTATAGCAAGTTGCAACTTTTGCAATCTTGCAAATGTATTCCTTTTGGTATATTCTAAATATAGAAAAAAGGGCAAGGAAGTGCGCCAACACTCCCCTGCCCCCGGCAGAGTTGGATGTTCGTTTTT